CAAACTAATGCTGACATTGACGACGTTTGAAATAGGTAAGGTCATTTCGACTCCTAAATTTTAATTTCAAAGCTGTTGAATTTTTTGATCGGATAGGTACGTTCTGTCTTGCGTCTAAATGTCGCATTCACATCAAAGCGATGAACATACTGCTCATTGATTAGATCTGGTGCTGTGAGAACGTCACTCACTCCAATAAACTTAATTTTGTGTGGTTTTAATTGATCAATGTTTTGTGGAATTGCTGTGCCATCAGTAAAGAGCTTTGCAAAGCGCTGACCGTTATTCCCATAGAACGATAAAATCAATTCAATCGTCTCATGTCGAATCGAACTAGCATTCTCATCATGCTGGTCAAAATAAGGACCATCATCTAAACGTTGCGACTTAATCCCAAATGCAACCCAATCCACACCAACCGCAGGGACTGGTGGGGGTTTCACTTGGAACCGTGGACGAACCATTTGTCCTGACAGCCCAGTTACACCCTTAATAAGAGCCTGAAAAATATCTTCAAGTTCTTGATCGTTAGGCACAGCTCCACCATCGGGTAGAATGTATCCACCAGTTGCTGAAGTATTCATAATTATCCTGAGATAGGTTTTAAGGTGCAGATTGCTTTGGTAAATCCACGCCCGTATTGAAGGTTTGGCTTTGTCTGTAGAACGATATAATCACGCCCTTGCCACGTTATTTCATCTGCTTGATGACTCGCATCACCTTCAGTTAAAACAAAACGTGTGTGAATATTGATAGCGCCCTTAATAATGGTGCCATCGGGCTGACGATCTAACTTAAAACCATCATTACTTGTGACAACACCATTAAACTTATGATTGGTAACGGTGGTTTCTGGCCGACCATCGTCACCCATCACAACTGCAGTTCTTTTACATACAATCCCTTTGCTCATAAAATCAGGATCAAGTAAAACATCACTCACATCAAGATTGGGCATTGTGAATTTCCTCCCCATTCTTTTTGATAATAAAAGTGGTTGACTTCCGAAGTTGAGCTGTGTCGATCAGGGGTTTTACCAACCCGGCTTCAGGTGGGCCTACTTTAATCTGCTTAAGATACTTCTTGGCACCGCTACGACCACGATTAGCTCGCGCTCTGATCGTAGCTAATGACAATGGTGCAAATGTACCTTCAACAAAATAAAGCCGAACAGAGCGTAGTGCGATCATCCCTGCGCGTTTCAGGCTTGCATCCACCTTATTAAAATTACCATCTAAAGCCGCGTGTGCCGCCTTTACCAACAGGTCAGCGGTTTGCTCCTGAACTCGTTCAAGCGCTGGAACCAAAACAGGACGTGCGGGAATGTTTTGACTTGGTGAGCCAGTTTCATGCAGGTTGCGGTAACACTCATAGCTGAATGCCTCCCGCACCAATCATCAACATCAATTGATAGAATTGAATACCGTACGTGGTTTGGTTCCAATGACCTGCATCGGTAATCATCACACCCGATACATCCATTGACTTGGATACACTATCAATGGACTTTGAGGTTTCATTACCCACAACCTTGCCACCAATACCACCCACATCCACGAAAGCCATATCACGTGCATAAAGTGTTAAGTAGTGAGCCACAAAAAAAGTAAGCCCCTCATCCAACAAATCATCCCAGCGACCTTCAGGTAACAGCTTTACTCCAAGTTTTAAGTAAAAATTGAATTGTGCAGATGGGAATATATCCACATCCGCAAATACTGGCATCGTCTGCCGAAAGGTTGATTCATCCAGCATGATTACTTAGCCTTTGGATCGGGCTTAACTTCTGCATCCGCTTTGGTGCTTTCCGCAATCTGCTTTTGAAGATCAGCAATTGTTTTGGCATCCGCTTTGGCTTGTTTTTCCAATTCTGTAATTTTGGAAGTCGCGGCATTGGATTGAATTTGCAGTGCTTCGTGATCAACTTTCAATTGATCAAAATTGTCTTGAAGCTCTTGATTGATCGCAATCGATGGGGTGATTTCCTGTGAATGCGCTTTAACAAACCAATGATCAGCAATTTCAGCATCCACCTCCTGCACACCTGCAGGAAGGGTTACTGTTTTTTGCTGACCATGCTTGTCTTTACCAAGATTCACGACAAGTTGCTTGGTTAATAAAATTTGAGGCATGGTCAATATTCCTTATAGGCCATCGGCATAGAAAGCTGTTTCAGGGTAAACCCACTCAACCGCACCAACACGACCGAAGTAAGTTGTTAGCTGACGTAGGTCACGATATTCAAGTGGCGTACGTTGCAATGGCACCAATGGCATGCGGACACGAGTTTCTGATTGTGTGTAGCACATCATGCGGTCAGTATTCCCAACACCACGCTTAACAGCCCATTTAGACGGCTGAATGTCTAAGGGCTTACCATTGACCGACATACAAAGGTTATTGATCTTCAAATACTCTAAGATCGAAATATTACCTGCATCACTCACCACACGAGTTGTCAGCCAGCCGAACTGTACCGGCGGAATAAGCAACTTATCTGGACACACGGCAAAAGCAGATGCAATCCACGCATTATTTAAAATGAGGTTAACGTCATCTACAATTTGTTGCGGTGTTGCCGTCGCCCATGACGTATTAACGTTAGTTGCACCCACTTTGCTTGAGTTAAATAAACCTTCCAAGCCGAGTTGCTCATCACCGATATAAACCTGCTCATCCACATCCATGTTGTATTTAAGCGTAAGACCTGCATGTTTTTGTGCATCAACTGGACGACCCACTTTCAATGCCGACTCAAGCTCAGGCAAGGTGTAGCCGATCTGCATGGCCCATAGAGTTAGTGGTGTAGCAGTTTTACCAATATCTAGCGCAATACCTTGGATAGCGTCAGTGTTCTTACCGACCCAAGATTTACCATTGCCCGATGGGCCACCAGCAGCTGCAAAGGTGCTGTTAGTAAAAGATGAAGTTTCATCCGCAATCGATACATCAGAACGTAAATCAATATCACGCGACCATGTAACCGAAGCCAATGGCTCATGCATGGTTTGGTCTAACCGCTCAAGCTCACCAACCAAGAATGCACCTGAGCTATCCACAGTACGCTGATCAAATGTCATCATCTGATCGCGTGTACGCGCACGAATAGGATTATTAAGAGTGCGCCCCATTGTTGGTGAGCCCATCGCAACAGCTTGTGCCATGGTTGTGGCCAAGAGTAATTTACTCATATGTTCTTTTCCTTAGACGTAAAAAAAGACGCATTTAGCGCCCCAGATTTACGTCATTAAAATTTAGATGTTGTAAGAGATTTCCACATTGCCTGATGCATCAGCGTTATGCATAAAGATTGCATTCACTTCAATCGTGTTGGCAGCATCTGCAACAGCCTCAATACCACCAATTGGTTTTGCTTCAGTACCTGCACCAATACGAACAAATACCTTACCGCCAGTTTTGGCAGTGCCCGCATTACATTTCACGGTCATATAGCCACGGCGTAATACATCGTTAAAACCAGTAACTGGTACAGATGCACCAAAGCCGTTGCTTGCTGACTGGGTTGGGTATGAGCGAACGATAAGGCCGTAAATATTTGCAGCAGTATCAGCCGAAGTAAGCGGAGCAAATTTACCATCAGCATTCAACTTACCAAATAAGCCAAAACCAGCAAAACCTGACACGGTGTTATGCGCTTCAATGGTTGAGTGTGATTTGCGTGACACATCACCAGCAATACCCGACGGCATGCGATATAAAAATGCATTCATATTTATTATCCTTTGTTCCAGAAAGCACGGTTTTTAGCGTTAATGTCTGCAATGGTTGGTGCCTGACGACCGAAGTCTCGCGTTGTTACACCGGTGCGCACACCTTTCGCATTGTTTTGCTGTTTAATAAGTTCAGATGCACCAATAAAGGCAGCATCGACTGTATGGGATGGTAGTGCATCGATATTCGCGTTAGCACCACCAACAAATGGCCCAATCGTTTTAACACCGTCGGCGGTTGCATAAGCCAATTTAAGAGCATTACGTTTTGCTGTATC